GGGTCGATCGACAAGGCGCTCGCCACGGGCTACACCGATCCGATCGGCGCCGCGTCCGACATCTCCACGGTCGCTACGCTCGGCGGCGGCGCGGCGGCGAAGGCGCCCGGCACGGTCGGCAAGATCGGTCGCGCCGTCGCGGCAGCGGGCGAGATGGCGGACCCGCTCTCCTGGGCGAGCAAGGTCGAGATGCCGCCTGCCGGGCAGCGGTTCAGCCTCGCCGCCGAAGCGGGCGGGTCGCGGCCCGTTGCGGTACGGCCCACGGGGCCGCGTCCGCTGCCGCCCGAACGCGAGCTGCCGCCCGCCGTCGCATGGGAACCGGAACTGCCGCCGCCCGCCGTCGAATGGAAACCCAAACCTGCTGACGCGGCTGGTGAAGCCGATTCGATGGCCGGGCTCGAACGGGCGCGCGAGCCGAATCGCGTCGGCCAGGATCGACCGGAGCAGCGACGCCGCGTCGGCGGCTTTCTGCCGCCCGACGAGCAGAAGGCGTTCCGCGAAGCGTTCACGCGCGACCAGATCGCGCGGATGTCCGGGACGGATCCGCGCTATGCCGTTCACCCGCTGGTCCGGCCGCATCTGCAGCAGCTGATCGAAGCGAATCCGCAGGGCTGGGCGAACTTCAACATCCGGCCGATCGACAACCCGCTGGCCGATACGCAGGCGGCGCACAAGCTGCGCCAGCAAGCGGCGGCCGAAGTCGGGATCACCGTCCCCGACATTCCCGACGACGCGGCGCGACCGGGGTACTTCAAGCCGTACAGCAAAGGCGATCCGCGTGCGCAGACCGGCGACCTGTTCGTCCCGGGGATCAATGCGCCTACGGGCCAGGTCGAGCGGCTGCTGCGTGACCCCGACGAAATGAAAGCCTTCCTGCGGGAAGAGGGATTCCACGGCTACGACATGCTGGAAGCCCGGCGCGGCGGCGAGGATCCCAATGCCCTGATCGCGCGCCAAACGCGCGAAGCGCTGGAGCAGACCGGCGGCGATTTCAGGAAAGCGCACGCGCTCATTCCTGCGGAACAGAAGGCGGCCCGGGGCGTTGCGCATCGCGCGGCGCGGGACGACCTGCGCGGGCTGAACGACGCCATCCGTGGGCTGCGTGAAGCCACCAAGCGCATGGAAATGGAACCGTCGGTGCTGCGCGCGGCCGATCGCGCACGCGCCACTAACCGGCCGATGGTCGGCGCGTTCGACGCGCGGGACTGAGCGATGCCGTCCCCCACGCTGCACGCGAACCCGGGCAATTCCTTTTCGCTGCTCTACAACCCGTACCAGCAGGCGTTCCTGGCGGCGCGACGGCAGCGCCTGGCGGACGGGTCTCGCGCGTTCAATCGCTTCGCGCTGATCGCCGGCCGTCGTGGTGGAAAGACGCTGATCGGAGCGCTCGCCGCCGTCGAGGAAGCGAGCGTTCCGAACAGTCTCGGCTGGTGCGTCGCGCCCACCTACGGCGACCTGCACGACTACGTGATCCCCGCCGTGATGCAGGTACTGCCCGAATCCTGGCGCAAGCCGGGCGCGGCGGGCTGGTCCGCGTTTCACCAGACGCTCACGCTCGTCAACGGCGCGCAGATCGCGTTCCGCTCGGCCGACGACCCGGAGCGGATGCGCGGGCCTGGCCTGAACTGGCTGTGGCTGGACGAAGCGCGCAAGGTCTCGCGCCTGGTCTGGGACACGGTGAAACCCGCGCTGATCGACAAGCGCGGCGCCGCGTTCATTACCACGACGCCGAACGGGTACGACTGGGTGTACCACACGTTCTGGAAGATGGCGGACAACCCGAAGTACCGCCGTCCCGGGTACTGGGCGGTTCGCTACCGCACGATCGACAACCCGTTCATTACCGAAGAGGAACTCGAAGAGGCGCGAGCGACCACGGAGGATCTGTGGTTCAAGCAGGAGTATGAGGCGGAATTCGTCTCGTTCGAGGGCGCCATCTACGGGCATCGCACGATGCCGTGCGTCCTCAACAGCGACGAGGAAGTGCGGCAGCGGTTCCTGCCCACCTGGCCGACGATCCCCGCTGACCTGCCGGTCCTGATCGGGCTCGACCCGGGCGCCGACCACCCGTTCGCCGCCGTCAAGATCGTGGCGACGCCGAAGGGGCTGCTGGTCGTGCAGGAGTACGCGCGGCGCATGTCGTCGTACTCCGATCACGCCGAGTACCTGCAGCGCTGGGCACACGGCCACCAGGACGTGCGCTGGGCGATCGACCGCACGGCGAACCAGGCGCAGATCGAGCTGGCGCATCTCGGGCTCACGACGTCGAGCGCGGAAAACTCCGTGGTGCTCGGGATTCAGCGCGTGCAGGCGTGGCTGAAAACGGAGCGCATCGGGTTCGTCGCGGCGCGCGTCCCGATGCTGCTCGAAGAGCTGCAGACCTACCGCTGGAAAGACACCTCGAACCTCGAAGGCGAGAAGGGCCGCGAGCAGCCGTTCAAGGTCGATGACGACCTGTGCGACGCGCTGCGCTACGCCGTGATGCTCTGGCCGGAGCTGCCCGCCGATCCGCCGCCACGACGCGGGCGCGATCCCGAAGCGATGCCGCCTGAGATGCGCTGGGCGTGGGAACGCGAACAGCGGCTCGTGTCGCCCGATGACGACGGCACAACCGAATGGTCGCATCTCGAACCGGCCTTCGATGAGAACTGGTCCCCGACCGGAGATATGTGGGCGCAGTGATGTTCTACCGAGACCAGACCAAGGCGATCGAAGCGCTCACCGAGCTGCTCGCGGCCGAGCGCGAGCGCTGCGCGCGAGCGGAAGGCGCGCTCGACCTGGCGCAGCGCCAGCTCGAAATCGCGCAGAACAATTTTGAGTGGGCGCGTCTGCGCCTGAACCAGATCGAGACCGAACGCAGCGCGATCCTGCAGGCGCTCGTCAAGGTGCCGATCGTGCCGCTCGCCATCGAGCGCGCCGAGACCACGACCAGCGGCAACGGGCTGCCGAATACGGTCGGCTTCGACTTCGAGGACATCGGGGACGACGCAGCGCGGCGGCTCGGCATTGACCACGCGTACGAGAGCTAGTCATGGACTACGGGAGCGCTGCAGTCGGCACCTCGCCGCCGCCAGATACCGGCACGCCGTCACCGGAAGGGCTCGACGCGGGCGTGGCCCGCGCGTTCGGCGCCCCCGGCCTGATGAACGCGGGACCGGACTACTCGAACGACAAGCGGCTGCTGGAGATTTTTGAAGAGGACAAGAAGGAATGCCTGGACGCGCGCTGGGTATTCGAGCGCCAGTGGTGGCGCCATCTGCTCTACACGCTCGGGCGCCAGTGGATCTACTACGACCGCAAGCGCGGCCAGTGGCTCGACAAGCGCATGGCGAAGTGGATGCCGCGTCCCGTCACGAACAAGGTCGCGGAAGGCGTCGAAGCGCTGCTCGCCATGTTCGCGGGCATCGAGCTGGCGACGCTCGCGCGCCCGGTCGGCGGCGACATCCGCAACGTCGCGGCGGCCGAAGTAGCGGACGAGATCCAGCCGTTCATTCACGAAGAGCACGAGATGAATCGCGTGATGCGCGATCACGATTTCTGGCTCATCGTGACGGGCAACGTGTTCCTGCATCCGTGCTGGGACAAGACCGGCGAGTCGGGGTTCCTCACGATCCCGTTCGCGCGCTGCCTCACGTGCCAGCAGGTCAGCTCGCCCAAGGAGCAGGGCGATGGGCCTGTGCCGACGTGTCCGACGTGCGGCGGGCTCACGTTCGACAACACGCCGACCGGGCCGGACGGTCAGCCGATCGTGGAGCAGCAGCGCATCGGGCGCGGCAAGACGGTGGTGGTCTCGCCGTGGGAGATTGCGATCCCGGCGATCTACACGACGTTCGAGGACACGCCGAAGCTGATGCGCATGTCCTGGCGGCCGAAGGACTACTACCTGCAGCAGATGCCGGAGCTGGCGAAGAAACTGAGCTGGGAGACGACCCCGCACGAGCGCTCGCTGCAGCTGCTCCGCACGCTGGCGACGCAGAGTGATTTCAGCTCGATGCCGCTGTCCTACACCTGGGGCGCGGGGCAGGAGCTGGAATCCACCGGCAAGAGCGAATACGAGATTTGGCGCAAGCCGACGAAGGAATGGCCCGAAGGGCTCTACTTCAAGGTGGTCGGGGAAGGGTCGAGCGCGCAGATCGTGCGCGAGGGCGAAGAGCCAGGCCCGCTGCCCTACCAGACGAACGACAACCAGCCGATTTTCAACTGGATTCACACCGGCTATCAGCCCGTGGGCGGGCGGCTCTGGGCGCGCGGCCCGCTGGAGCTGGTGATCCAGAAGCAGGACCAGATCAATCAGCTGGACGCGCTGATTCAGCTGATCATCCAGCGCACGGCGAACCCGATCTGGCTGGAGCCGAAGGGCGCCGAAGTGCGCTCGTTCACGGGCGAACCTGGCCTGGTCGTGCGCTACAACTCGCTCGCCGCGAACGGTGCGAAGCCGGAACGGATCCAGGGCGAGAACGTACCGCCGACGCTCTTCCAGCTGCGCCAGCAGTACCTGACCGACTTCGAGCAGCTCATGGGGACGTTCGACGTCATCAAGGGCGCGAAGCCGACTGGCGTCGAAGCGTTCAGCGCGCTGCAGCTCCTGGTCGAGCGCGGGCAGTCGCGGTTTGCGACCGTGTTCAGCGAGCGCGGCGAAGCGTACCGCAAGTGGTTCCAGATGGCGCTGGAGCTGGAGCGCTCGTACGGGCCGACCGAACGCGTGCTCGCCGTCGTCAGCCCGAACAGCGGCTGGACCTACAAGCATTTCGAGAACGCGGATCTGCAGGGCGCGGTCTCGATCATGGTCGAGGACGGCACCGACGCGCCCAAGACGAACCTGGGCCGCCGTGCCGCGATCGAGCAGGCGAACCAGCTCGCGCTGATCAACCCGCAGGATCCTGAGCAGCGCTACAACATCCTCAAGAGCCTGGGCCTCAACGACCTGGTGGAGACGCTCGACTACGACGTCAAGAGCGCCAAGCAGGAACAGGACGCGTTCGAGCAGTGGGTGGCGGCGCCCGAATTCCAGCAGATGCTGCCGCAGCTGGACATGGCCGTTCAGCAGTGGCAGCTGCAGATGCAGCAGTACCAGCAGCAGCAGCAGGTCCAGCAGCTCGCGGCAGCGGCCACGGGCATGGAGCTGCCGATGCAGCAGGCGCCGCCGCCGCAGCTGCCGCCGATGACGCCGTTCCAGGCGAAGCTGTGGCACGAACCGTCCGTCCACTTTGGCGAGCACCGCAAGTGGGCGAACGGCGATCGGGCGCGCGAAATCTTCCAGCAGTTCCCGGTCCTGGAGCAGTTTTTCACCGCGCATCTGCAGGAACACCAGATGGCGATGCAGCCGCCCGCGCCCGCCGAACCGCCGAAGAAGGGCGGGGCGATGGAGCGCTCGAACAGCGAGAGCGGCGAGCACCACGAGCGCACGGGCAGCAACGAAGGGGCCGACAAACGAGGGCCGGAATAATCGTGGCGATCGGGTTCGTGACGGTGAGCTGCGCGATGACCGGCCCGGGGGCTCGGCCCGCGCTCGTGCCGCCGCACGTCTGCCCTGACGGAGCGCCCGTGAAGTGGCTGCAGCATCCGTCGTGCGGGCGGTACTGCGGGTACTCGTGTCTGCCGGATCGGTGGCGCGATGCCGTTCAAAAGTGAAGCGCAGCGGCGCTGGATGTACGCCAAGCACCCGGCGATGGCGAAGCGCTGGGAAGCGCACACGCACGACAAGAGCCTGCCTGAGCGTGCGACCAGGGGATTAAAACGGGCGTCGGACCAGCGGACCAAAAAAAATTTATATAGCCGCGCTTAACGCGCGGCATTCGCGTGCTTAGCCTCGCGTGCAGCTCTCGCGGACCCGACCGCGTGACCAAGGGCAGGAGCTGCAACCGTGAGTGATCCGAATTACGAAGCGCCCGTCAGCGATGGCGGGAGCGACCAGGGCGTAACGCCGTCGTCGCCCAGCGGCACCGGAACCCCGCCGACCTCGCCTACCCCGCCTACCAGCGCGTCAGCTGGCGCGAGCGGCCCCCCGAACAACAACGGGGAATGGATTCCACGTACACGCCTCAACGAAGTTACGGATCGGGCGCGTCAGATCATCTCGCAGCTGCAGTACGAGCTGCAGACCGCGAGAACGCCGAAGCCGCCCGCTGAGGAACCGGACCAGGAATCGGAGCAGATCAAGGCGCAGTTTTTCAAGCTGTTCCCGCAGGCGCAGAAGCTCTTTCAGCTGCCCCCGGATCATCTCGAAGCCCTGATCGGCGCCGCCCCCGGTTTCCAGGCGCAGACCGAGCACTACTGGACGACGGTCGGACATCACTACCTCCGGCAGCTCGAACAGTCCATGCACAAGGTCTACGGCGGACAGCCTGACGTGAAAGCTCGCCGCTGGATCGAGAGCGCGTTCATCGACTGGGTACAGAACGACGACCAGGCGAAGGCCCGCTACATCAACCAGGATCCGAACCTCGTTGCGGAATTTTGGCAGTCGGTCGAGTCGCTCATGCTCGAACCCGTCCGTCGATCCGCAATCGCCAACGAGCAGCGCCGTGCGGATCGGCGTTCGCGGCTCCCCATCCCTGGCGTCGGGACGCAGGCGCTGGGTAAGGGACCGCAGAAACCACCGAAGGACGAGGACGAGCTGCACGAGCGCGCTTTTGAAGCGTTTGAAGAGGCGAACCGCTGACGCTTCAACGAGGGCGGGGTAATGGGTGCAGACACACAGACGATCGATGGAATCTTCAAGGACTACTACGAAGATTTCATTTCAGAGCAGGTCAACAACCGCAATCCGCTGAAAGAGCTGTTCAAGTTCGAGAAGAACCCGTTCGGCGGGCGTGAGGTGGTCTACACCGCGCACGTCAGCCGCAACGCGTCGCCCATGTTCGTGGGCGAGGATTCGGCCTTCGCGGAAGCCACGAACCAGGGCCACGTCCAGCTGCGCGTCGGCCAGCGCAAGCTGATGGGCCGCATCCGGCTCACGTCGGAAGCGATGCTCGACTCGATGTCCAGCAAGGGCGCGTTCAAGCAGGCGCGCAAGGACGAGACGAACGGGCTCATCAAGGATCTGGCGAAGAAGGAAGAGTACGCGCTCTGCACGGATGGGCGTGGCGTGCTCGGCCTGGTGGACGAAGCGACCCCGACCGGCAACACGACGCTGGAGATGGACGCGCCAGGCGGCATCACCAACGACAATTTCGGGAATCGGTTCGTCCAGGTCGGGATGTACGTCGGCCTGGTCAACCCGGCGACCGGCGCGCTGCGCGCGTCCTCGGTGCGCCAGGTGACGGCGGTCAACAGCGACGGGACCGACATCACGCTGTCGTCGGCGCCGACCAACGGCGCGGAAAACGACTACGTGGTGCAGGCCGCGTCGTCGGGCGTGACGGATGCGCTCGACACGTCGTACGAGCACGCGTTCTGGGGGCTCATCGCCCTGGTCGATGACGGCACCTACCGCGCCAACTACTTTGGCGTGGACCGCTCGATCTACGGCAACTTCCAGAGCTACGTGAAGGCGAGCACGGGCGCGCTGAGCGTGGACGTGCTGCAGCAGGTTGCGGATGTGCTCGACCAGAAGCTCGGCTCCAAGGTCGAGCTGATCATCTGCCACCACTCGACGCGTCGGCTCTACATCCAGCTGCTCGACTCCGATCGCCGGTACTCGGGCAACAACCTGCAGCGGCCTGACGGCGGCACGACGGCGTTCACGCAGGGCGACCTGACGATGGGCGAAGTGCCGATCAAGGTCATCCGGGATTTCCCGCTCGACATGATGATGCTGCTCAACAAGAGCGAGAGCGGCTGGATCTGCTACGAGTCGGAGCCTGGCAAGTGGGTGGACGAGGACGGGTCGATCCTCGTGCGCATCGGCACCGGCACGTCGGGCCGCGACGCGTTCGAGGGCTGGTACCGGATGCGGAAGCAGTACCACTGCCGCTATCCCGGCTACAACGCGCGTCTCGACGGCATCACGGGTCAGACCCTGATCGTGGTGCGCGCGGAATAACCCTGTCTGCCGGGGGGTCAAGCGCGGGGCCGCCAGCGCGTTATCTGGCGGCAACAAGGACTTATGGAAGCGCATCTCGTCAACACGTTCGATTTCGTGGAGATCGGCAACCGCACCAGCAAAACGCTGTCCGTCACGTACGACGGCAAGCAGTGGGTGCTGCCCCCGTTCCCGGCCACGGTCAAGGTGCCGCGCATCGTCGCTGACGTGGCGTGCCGCCAGCATCCGCGCATGGGGACGGAGGATCCGTACAACCCGCACAAGTTCGAGCTGCTCGTCTACGTCAAGGAATGGAAGCAGCCGGACACGGCGATCGAGCAGACCGACAAGCTCGAACGGATCAACCGCGATCTGCTGCCGCCTGACCGGCGCAAGACGCAGCTGCGGGAGATGCAGTACCGGCCGACGCGGGCGATGGACGTGGGCGAAGGCGGCGGCGCGGATGCGCTCTTCGACGGCCGGGGCGCGAATGGGTAACTGGCTCGGGAGACTGAATCCCTGGAACCTGCCAGCGCCGCCAGCGTGGTGGCTGCAGCGCCTGGCCGACCGGGATCCCGACCTGCGCGTCATGCCGGGTCTCGCGGAACCCTGCTATCGGGTCGCGCGACGCTCGGTCCTGATGAACCGGGTAACGCCGGTCCTCGGCAACGACAGTGAGACCGGGCGCATGTGCCGTGAGGGGCTGATCCCCGTCATCAGCCTGCGGCCCGGCACGACCTGGAACGACGACTTTTTCCTGTGGCTCGACCAGCACGACACCTGGCAGGTCGGCGGCCCGCAGAAGGCGGCCGACCGAATCGAGCAGCTCGAACGCGACGCGGCGACGCAGCTGCAGCGCGCGACCGATGACGAAGCCGACCAGCGCGGCGTGAGCGCCTATTTCGGGCAGCTCGTGCGCGAGGGCGCAGTGGCGTTCCTGTCGAGCGCCGATCAAGTGGCCGGACAGTCCGCTGTGGTGGCGGCCTCCGGCTCAGGGGACTAGCACAATGGCTCTCTCTCTTGAAAACACCACGCTGACGAAACAGCGCTGCCTCGCGGAGACCCGGAAGCCGGACATCCAGGCGCTCCTGAAAGCGTTTTTCTCGCACCTCGCGCAGCACAAGGGCAACCCGCAGCTGCAGGCGACGTTCTTTTCGGCGCTCGCCGGAACCGACGTCGTGGCGGCGGACGCGGCCTGCAAGCTCTACGCCTGGTACATCAAGAAGCCCACGGCTTCGACCACGGCGGCCTACGTCAAGGCGTCGAACCACGCGAGCGCCCTGGACGAAGCCGACGACACGATGCACGTCTACCTGCCGACGAACGAGGAAGTGCTGCTCGTGTTCCCGAACGGGATCGCCATGTCCACGGGGTTCACGATCGGCTCGAACACGACCGCGAGCGGCACAGGCGCCAGCGCGGCGGCTGACCAGCCGTCTGGGTTCGTGATCGTCGGAGCGCCGTAATGAGCATCGTCCGCTACGGCGACTACTCGGCGCGGTACAAGGACGTATCCGTTCAGCGCTCGATCGTGGCGGGCGCGGACGGATCCGCCGATCCGCTCATCGCCGGGACGGCTGGGTTCAACATCGTGGTGCGGCGGATTTACGTGCAGGTCACGACGTCCGCCGCGCAGACGTTCACGTTCCGCACGAACAACCTGACGCCGGTCGTGCTGTTCGCCGTCGCGGCGTCGGCGGCGGTCGGCGGCTACGAAGCGGAATACGTGGACGAGCTGACGGAAGGCTACGTCATCCCGGCTGGCGAGGATCTGGACCTGGCGATGGGCGGCGCGGGACCGGCCGCCATCGTCATGGTGGAGGCGCACAAGCGGCTCGCGGCGAACACGCCGATCACGATGTCCGCGTTCGCGGCGGCGACGTGACATGGCAACCACGATCAACGCGATCGTGGCGCGAGCGCGTGTCCACCTGATCGAGCCTACGGCGTCGTTCTGGTCGGACGCGGAGCTGGTGCAGCACGCCATCCTGGGGATCCAGGATCTGTGGCGGTCGATCATCGACAACTACCAGGATTATTTCCTGACGATCGATGAGACGAACGTCACGCAGGACGTGAGCGCCACGTCACTGACCGGCGTCCCGCAGGACGTGTTCCGCGTCAAGGGCATCGAGCCGCGCAGCCTCTCGTCCTCGCAGCTGCTCTACTACCCGCTGGATTTCAGTCACCCTGATTTCCAGCGGGCGCGCGGCGAGTCGTCCACCGATCCTGAGTGCCGCACGATCTACTACGACCTGATCGGCACGGCGTCGCCAGTGGGGGCGCCGACGATCCGTGTGGCGCCGGCGATCAATCGCCAGGTGCTGCTGCGGCTGATCTACATCCCCACGCTGGCGACCCTGACGGGCGCGAGCAACAACCCGATCCCGGGCGAGACGGACAACGCGGTCATGGCCTGGACGATCGCGTACGCCAGGGCGAAGGAACGCGAGGACCGTGCGCCGGATGCGGAATGGCTCGCGGTCTATTCCACGGAGAAGCAGCACATTCTGCAGGTCATCACGCCACGGCAGGATGACCAGGACGATTTTGCAGAGGCGCTGTTCGAGCCGTACTGGGGCGTCTGAATGGACATCATCACGCCGGTCATCGTGCTCGTCATCCTGGGCGTGGCGCTCTACCTGATTGAAACCTACGTGCCGATGGCGCCGGGGTTCAAGGTGGCGATCCGCGTGATCGTGATTCTCGCGCTCGTGCTCTACCTGCTGCGCGCGTTCGGGATTTCAGGGCGCATCTGATGCCCGGCAAACAGAACGTCTACAACCTGGGCGAAGAGGGCATCGACATCGTGGAATCGCCCGTCCACGTCGCGGAAGGCGTCGTCCTGAACGCGCAGAATGCGCAGCTCGCGCCGATCGAGCTGGAGGGCGGGTTCCGCAAGCGGGATGGGATGGCGAAGTTCAACAGCGTCGCTGCGGCTGGTCCCATCCTCAGCGGCTTCAACGTCAGCCTGGTGGATCCAGCTCCGTAATGGCCGAAGGCGATACCCAGTTCAATGAATTCGGCCCGCCAGAGGGCGACCTGTACATCAAGGCCGGGGGCATCCGCTACCTCAAGGTCTCGAAGGAAGGGCTGCTCAGCTCGGTCAATGGCGGTCGGCTCGACGCGAACATCCTCATGTTCCCGAATGGGCCGATCCACGGGTGGACGGACGCGCCGTTCAAGGTGACGGACTACGTGGGTGCGACGGTGGAGCCTGGCGATGTGGTGACGAACCGCTGTGCGCGCATCGGTGCCGTGCTCAACTGGATCCTGGTCGTCACGGGGATCACCACGCCTGGTAGCCCGAACAGCCCGGCGATTCGAGTGCGTGTGCCGGAAGGGCAGAAGGTGCTCAACGAATGCGGCGGGGGCTACTCCGTCGTGATCGGTACGACGCGCAGCGCGGGCACGTGGATTGCGGCAGCGAACGCGACCGAGATCCAACTGTTCGCGCCGAACACGCCGAGCTGGCCGAGCGGCACCAACCACGTCGAGATTCGCGGCCAGTTCATTCTGCCCGTGACGATGCCGACGGTCCTGTGAGTGACCCGTGCCCGGCAAGGCGAACGTCTACACGCTCGGGGAATACGGGGTCAACCGCGTCAAATCCCCGATCCACCTGATCGACGGCGAGCTGCTCACGGCGCAGAACGCGGACGTGCCGTTCGAGAAGGGGAACCGTGGGCTGCGCAAGCGGCCAGGGATGGCGAAGCACAACGAGGTGGCGGCGGCCGGGCCGATCCTCTCGATGATCAACATCCCGATCCCGGATCCCTACGTGCCGCTGATTACAGAGGGCGCCGTGATGTACGCGGTGCGCAGTTCAGCGGTGGCGCCGCTGTACCAGATCAGCACGGACGGCACCACGTGGAGCACGAGCGGCTCGATGCCGTCGATCCAGCCGTCCGGTCCTGTCGGCGGGGCGCTCACGTTCGGCCAGGAGGTGCGTCAGCACGGCGGCATCCTCGTGCTGACGGACGGTCTGTATTTCCTCGACGCGGTAGACGGCCACCTGGTGCGGTGGAACGGGACCACGCTCGACACGATGACGAGCAACACGCTGGAGACGATTGCCGACATGGGACCGTGCTCAGCGATGGAGCTGCACGAAGGCGAAGTATTCGCGCTCGGCCCGAAGGACGCGCCGAATACCGCCGACATGACGATCTGCCGGTTCACGGGCGCGGCCTGGGAACACGTGGTGGACGTCGCGTCGTGGACGCCTCAAGCGGCGTGCAGCGTCGGCGGTCGGCTCTACATACCGAACGGCACGCAGTCGATGGGCTACTGGTCGGAAGCGAGCGGCTGGGTCGATGAGGGCAACTTCACGGGCGACGTGACGGCGATCCCGGCGACCGACATCGTGGCGCTGCCGTGGGGCGGATTCCTGGTGGCGCTCGGGCTCGCGGGTGGTGCGGTCACTGGCGTGCTCTGGGAACGGCGCGGCGGCTCGTGGGTGGACGTTTCGCCGCCCGTGCCGAACGACGGCAACTGGGGACCGATGGCGATTCTCGACAACGTGCTGTACGTCGGCCGCCATGCCTCGACCGGGCCATCGGCGCCCGTCTGCCAGGTCTGGAGCTACGACGGGACCACGCTCGCGCTCGATGAGGATCTGACGGCGCTGCTCACGGGGCCGATTCGCATTCGCTCGATGGTCACGTGGAACGGTGCGCTGTACGTGCAGGTCCGTGGCGGTGGCACCAACAATTTCGTGGCGCGGCGGTCGAGTGCTGGCGCCTGGACCGTCGAGCTGAGCAGCCTCGTGGACGCGGCCGAGAACACGCGCGCCGAGCTGGGGTTTTTCTGATGCCGTTCTATCTGATTCACGCGGGGACGGCGATCCAGAAGGTTGCGACGACCGGCAGCCTGGCGTCGCTCGTGCTGCCTGCGGGCGTGACCGTGACGAACACGCGGCGGGCGCGCTTCGCCATCCTCGGGCGCCGCATCCTCGTCACGAACGCGGTCTCCGAGAACGTGGTCATTGAAGCGGCCGACCTGTCGGTGTCGCTGCTCAACATCGAGCCGGGACCAGGCGCGACGATGACGGCGACGGCCGGTGCGGCGGGGACGCCGAGCGGCACGTACCGCTACGTGGTGACGTTCGCCATCATGTCCGGCGCTACGGTGATGACCGAGAGCGATTTCTCGGCTGTGACCGGGCCGATCGAAGTCACCGACCAGATCATCAACCTGGCGTCGATCCCGACGTCTGGCGACCCGGGCGTCAACGCGCGGCGCATCTACCGCACCACCGACAGCGGCGCCGACTACTACCTCGTCACGACGATCGCGGACAACGTGACGACCAGCTACGCGGACAACGCGTCCGATTTCGACCTGGCGCTGCTCCCCGTCGTGGACGATCTGGGATCGCCCCCGGGCGTGGACGGCACCGACCGGCTCAAGGTCATCATCGCGTGGAAGGACCGCGTATGGGGCGCGGGCGTCGAAGAGCCGGACAAGCTGCGGTTTTCGGGCCAGAACAAGATTTACGGCTGGAACGCAGCGAGCTTCCTGAACATCAAGCCGGTAGGCCAGGACGTCGAGGGCATCACGGCGTTCGCGGCCAGGCGCGACGAGCTGGGCGTATTCAAGCGCTTCTCGCTCTGGAAAGTGCTGGGGATTGACGAGAGCGATTTCAGGGTCATCCAGGTTGCGGAGAACATCGGCTGCATTGCGCCGGACAGCGTGGTCATCATCCGCGACGTCGCCTACTTCCTGGCGGCCGATGGGGTCTACACCTGGAGCGGCGAAGGGGTGCAGCCCATCTCGCGCGACAAGGTGCATCCCTGGTTCAACAGCGACACGTACTTCAACCGCGCCGAATTCCCCAACGCGTTTGCGAAGTGGAACCCGCTGTACGACACCTATGAGCTGCATCTGCCTGCAGCTGGCGGAACGGACGTCAACCGCTGGGTGTCGTTCGACACGCGGCGCCGCATCTGGCTCGGCCCGCACAAGACGGGCGCGTTCACCACGACGTTCGCCGGGCTCATGGAGGACAGCGACAGCCTGCGCATTCCCCTGCAGGGCAGCAGCGCGGGATTCCTCTACGAGCAGAACCAGACGACGTTCACCGACGACGGCACGGCGATCGACCTGGACATCACCACCAAGTTCCACCACGGGAACGCGCCGGACATTCACCACTACTGGGGCGAGCTGGCGATCATCTCCAAGGTCGAGAGCGGCGGCACGCTGACGATCACGCCGACAGTCGGCGGGCTCGACGCGTCCGCTGGCGCGGCCATCTCCCACAACCTCACGCTCGGGCGCGAGCGCCTGCGGCGGCTCGGGACCGGCCGGTTCGCGCAGCTGCGGTTCCAGCAGGCCACCAACAGCCAGGGCGTTGAGATTTACGGCTACGAGATCCCGTTTCACGAGCTGGGGCGCCGCTGATGCCGGAGCTGACGTCATCGCCCAAGGCGAACACGATCACCTGGCCGTTCTCGCCCAAGACGGCTGAGGACATCGACTACAACTTCGACGTCCTGATGGACCTGTTCGGCCGCGTTATCGCGCGGATCAACAGCCTGGGCGGCGGCATCACGTCGATTCCCGTTCAGACCAGCAATCTGCTGCAGGCCAACATCCACCTGGACACGCGGACCAAGACGCGCGTGCTCGGGGATCTGATCCAGGCGATCGGTCCCTACTCCGCTGGTGAGCAGTGGTTCGAGGGCGAGAGCCTGGTGCCTGCGTTCACGGCGGACGACACGACCGGCGCTCGCTTCTGGTTCGAGGGGCAGAGCTTCGAGGGCATCTTCGCGGGCGCGTCGAGCACCGACGTGCTGTGGGACCGGCTGGCGATTGGCCCGGTCGGGATGTTCCTCAAGTCGAACGGCACGATCGCGGAATGGGCGCCGCTCGGTGACGTGGGGATCATCACGGCCAGCTCGCAGCCGTGCGCGAAGGCGTACAAGACCAGCAACGAGCTGATCACCGAAGGCGCGAACGCGGCCGATTTTTTTGGCGGGACGCGCGTCACGTTCCATACGACTGAATTCGACCAGGGCGGATTCTGGTCCTCGGGCTCGCCGTCCAGGCTGACGGTCCCGGCTGGGCAGGGCGGCAAATACATGGTCACGGCGCAGGCGTCCTGGCAGACGGCGACGACCGGCCGCCGCTGCGCCTGGATCTACAAGAACAACCGGCGACGCGCGATCACGGAAGTGCCTGGCGACGACGCTGGGGAGAACCTGTCGTTCTGCGTCAGCACGATGCTGCTGCTGGACCCGGGCGACTACATCGAGCTGTTCGTGCGCATCGACGCCACGGGCACTGACCTGTTCCTGCTGGGCGACACGTCCGACCTGAGCCTCACGCAGCTGCAGCTGGTGAAGGTGGCGTAATGGCGTACCGCATCGCCACGGCGGACGGGAATTGGACGACGGCGGCCACCTGGGGCACGGTGGATGCGACGTCCCTGCTCGACAGCGAAACGGCCAACACGGCTCTGACAACCTCGTACGTCGAATCCGCGACGTTCACGCCTGGCGCCATCACGATCGACGCAATCGCAGTCAAGGTCACGCAGCGTGCGGTCACAGCGACCGGCACGATGAGCGTGCGGCTCGCGCAGGCTGCCGCGACCGTGGCTGGAACGGAAGTCACGATCAACGTCTCGGACATCGTGAACGGCCAGGTCACGATCCAGGGCGCGAACGGGTGGATCCTGTTCAAGTTCGCCG